ACCAAGGGCCAGTAGGGCAAGGTTCTGGAAATGTTCAGCAGCGGCTTGCGCCATCTGCGAGGCGAACATCATGGAGGTTGCGACCGTGTCAGAGTTGAACCAGGGTGTGGCTTCAACGACTACGGGTTGCTCGTCAATGATCTCGAACTCGTTGTCCTCGTCCACACCCGGTCCTTCCTAAACTCGCCGCTTCTTCTTGCCACTCACGGTCGTGTAGCTCGCTGCATAACCACCGGGTGAAGACCTCTTTGGACCCTCAGAACCCGAAACATCGGCAGCGGCACGCTTCTTAGAAGCCTTCTTATCCGACTGCTTCGCAGCTTTCTGCTGATCCTCAACATGACGCCAGTACCTGTACCGGGCGCTTTCACGGCGGTTGATGTCAGTACGAAAAATCAACTCACCGGAGCGTGGGTCCTTCTTCTGGTCTGCCATGTCACCACTTCACCTTGTCAGCCCAGTAGGCCGCGCTCATCTTGCCCTTCGCGATGTTCTTCGCATGACGAGCCTTGAACGACGCCTGACGTTTCGTTGGCTGCCTGTCACCCGTCACACCCTGCTGACCAAAACGAATCGTCTTGACCTGCGAACCTTCCTTAGCCACAACAACATGCGACTTCGTAGGATGGTTAGGTGTGCGCTTCGGCTTGTTGTAGCCAGACACGCCAGCACGCTCCAGGCGCGAATCCTTCTTCGCAGCCATCACTTCTTCTTTCTGACAGCAGCGTTGTCAACGAGATTGGGGTACGGCCTACCCGCCTTCTTCGCACGCGCCTTCGCCGCAGCCTTCTGGGCCGGAGTCAGGGGAGTGGATTTCTTGCGCGGGTTAGGCCGATCCCAGAACGCCTTCTTAGCGGCCACTCTTCTTCTTAGCGGCAGCCTTGCGGGGCATGGACTGCTTGGGCCCCTCAGCGCCGCGCAACTTCCCGCGCTGCGCGTTCGTCTGTCCCGCGTTGTAGCCCTTCTGCCAAGCAGCATTGTAGTCGTTGCTCTTAGTGGTCTTCGCCTTAGCCTTAGCTGTAGCCGCAGCCTTCTTAATGTACCCAGGCATTACTTACTCCCATTCTTGCTACCACCGTAGCCATTGCCGACCTTTGACTGACACCCACAGAAATTGCACATCAGCGAGTCCCCTTACCCGTGCCACGAGTACCACCCGGCTGCTTCGCATTCAAGTGATTCGTCCACGAATTAGCCGAACCAGAAACCTGATGCGGAAGCGCATTCGTGCCCGACACATTCGACACGTTCACATTCGGCGGCTGAACATAAGCCGCAGCCTTACCACCCTGATTAGCAGGCTTCTTAGGCGCTGCTGCTGGAACTGCCATTACTTCTCCTTATGCGACGGGAACTCGACGGGAAATCGACGCAGCAAGATTCGGCTCGCCACGCTGCGTCAACCCAGCGAGCAGGACATTCAGATCAGGACGACCACCCGGCGGCAAACCCGCCTGACCCGGGGCCACACCACGAAGACGACCCAACGGGTCAATACCTTCCAACGACTCACCACCCAGCATGGGATCCTGCATGGGATCGCCAGGGACCGGGGAGGCAGCATCAACCATCGGATCAACCATGCCGGGTGGCGGCTCAGGGGGAGCGAACGCTTCCGCGATCACTTCCTCAATCGGCTTACCCTTCTGCCGGCCCTCAATGATCACCGCGAGGCGGGTAAGGATCTCCCCAGGATCCTGACCATTCTGGGCAAGAACAGGGATCGCCTGCGCGTAACCAGCCACCGCCTGTCGCAGTGCCTGACGCATGTCCTCGATGTCCAGCTTCTGCTCTTCCTCTGTCGCGTTCAGTGAGAACGGCAGGGAGCGGCGTAGCCAGTCCTGGGAGATAAGTCGGTCACCACGGGCCTGCAACCCAAATACCAGTGCGCGGTTAGGGTCCAGACCCGCCATGAGGCCATATTGAACATCGACCGAGTAATCGTTCTTGATGTTTTTCTCGGGCGAGTATGAAACCTCATAGGGTGTACCGTTGTCGTTACCGCGAACAGTTTTGCGGAACGACGGCCAGCAGACCTCCTCCACCTCGAAGCAGAGGGCGATCAAATCCGTGTATGCCTCAGCGAACATGGCGTGCGCGGTGCGGACCTGGGTGTCGAACCCGGTCATCAGTGCCTGCACGCCACGGCCTGTGACGATAGATGCGTCTAGGTTGCCACCGCGAACCTCAGGGTAGCGGGAACCTTGACGCAGTTCCTGATCAAGAATGCCTTGCTCTTGGAACGCGGCAGGGGGAACCTCGAGCGGGATGCGCCGGATCTTCTCCGGCGTGGACGAACGCAGCACCGCATCAGAACCCAGCGACAACTCCTGCACATCCTGGGGGAGTGCGATAGGTGCCTGCACTGACTTCTGTGCCGCTTCCATCGCGAGCAGCGCGAAACGTGCCTTCGCCACCTGCACCGCAATCACATCATCGAACTGACCGCGCGGATCCTCATCCAGACCAGGCCGGCGCACCTCCACCGCGAGGCACTTGCCCACCGGGTTGGGGGTGCGGAGCAGCTCGATGCCGCCCTCACCGGGCAGGAACAGAATGTCCACGTCCTTGTCGTGGTAGCGCACCACCTCAATCTTCGTGGTCGCACCCGGTGCCTGCGACAAGATCACGTTCTCCAACTGCGGGAACTTCGCGATCAGGTCATCGATGTGGTAGTTGATGGTCTGGAACAGTGCCTTGACGCGGTCGCGTCGATCCCGCACCGTGTAGCAGCCCATCGAGTCCAGCCACTTGATGCGCGGCATCCGCTCGTCCCAGTCAATCTCAATGATGCCCGGGACGAAACCGTAGGTGACGTAGCGGTCGGCAGCGGCATACGCCTGCTTCTGCAACTGCGAATACTGCACGTAATACGTTGCAATGCGGGTACGCATCTCTGCGCGTTCACGAGCCGCATCCGACACCATCGAAGAACTCGAGCAGTTGAACGACGGCAGGGGAGCGATCACCTCGGACAGGTCCCGTGCCGCCACATCCACCATGTTCGCCACAATGGGGCGCGTGTACGGGCCATCCTCAGGGAACAGTTCAGGGAACACGTTCGCCATCTGACCGCAGCGCACCATCTTGATGTCACGCATGCGCTGGTCACGCGAGTTGTTCTGCACGCGCAGACGGTTGTAGAGGCCAGCCACCTCGGCAGTACTGGGCACCTAGCCTCCTAAAGAGTCACAAACATGCGGTCACGTTCAAACGAGTTCAAGTCCACCGTGGCCTGGGTGGAACGGTCATACTTCGTGGCGAACGGGTTGTTCACGTGGGAGCGGGAGAAGTTCGTCATCGCCGCCACACGATCCCGGCACGCCAGTTCCGCGAACCACAACGCCATCACCGCGTCAGTCTTCTGCGTCTTCGGCGCAGCCGGATGCCACGTCACCAACTGCTCCACCAGAGCCTTCGTGGATTCCGACACGTGCGTGGAGGGCAGTTCAACAAGCTGGCGCTTGTCCTGCCACCCCGAAAACAACGTCGTCATCGAGGCGACACCGAAGTCCACGTCATGCTTATTCGCACCCGTGAAATGCTCCCGCAGGATCGCACCCGCCCCCGCTAGGTACTCCCTGACCTCACGGTCCTGAGTGAGCATCGACTGGAAAGCGTTCTTCTCCACACGCCACTCGATAATCCCGTACTTCGACGTCCAGTCACGGATCATCTGCCGGATCGCATCCGGCGTCATCGCCGGCTTATTCCACACATCCAGCACATACCGCTTCTGCGTCACAGGATCCAGGCCGATCACCACCGCAGCGGTGTGACCCGCCATCGCAGGGTCCAGGCCGGCAACCACGAGCAGCCCATCCATCCCGTCCGGGCGGCAATTCGCCATCCCGCGAGGGATAATCCCCGCCAGACGATTCCCATTAATCGCGCCACGTACCGCATCAGGATGGAACACGGCATCATCGGACACCTGCTGCTGCATGTACACCATCGCCCACGTGCGCGGGGCGATCCGGGCACGCTTCTTCGCCAGACGCGGCCCATTCCACTTCGGGAACAAACCATCCTCGTCCGGGTCGGCGTCCTTCTCCGTCGGATCCGGGTGATTCGTGCGCGGCCACAACGTCACCCAATCCTCAGGGCTGTCCGCTGTCTCCAACACCGCCGGCATCGACAAATACGTCCACGGCGAATCCTCTTCCGGGTAGCGAGTCGGATCCCGCAGCTCGGAATACAAATCCTTACCCGACAGGCGGGTGCCCACCACCAGCAGCATCCCATTCGCCGACAGGCGCGACATCACCTCAGCCTGCAACCAGTCAATCTGCTTCTCGTACTCGTGCGCGTTCGTCAAATCAACCGCGTCATCCACAATCACAATGTCCGCACGCGCACCAAAAATGTGCCCTCGAATACCCAGCGCCTGGACGGTCGGGTCCTTCTCACCCGAATCCCGCGCCTCCCCCGACACGTAAATCAAATCCTGCGTCCACGACGCATCCGACGACTCGAACCCCCCGGCGGGAGCGTAATGCGCGTGCATCTCCGTGAACTTCGGATGCGTCAACCGAGTCTTCACCGCGTACAAAAACTTCCGCGCCATCGCCTGAGTCTTCGACACAATAATCACGCGAATATTCGGATCCATCGCAATCCGATACGTCACATAATTAATCGTCAACGTCACCGACTTACCATGCTCCGGAGGCATATTCACAATCGCCAGATCACGCTCACCCGGCTCAAACACAATCCCCGCAGGAGTCCACGAAGGGGCACGCCCCTCCATCAAATCCACCACATTCTCCATATGCGGAAAAACCCGCATACCCAAAAACCGCTCCGAAAACTCCGGAAACCCCAGCTTCAGCGGCCCCACCCGCTGACGCATCCCCCGAACCTCATCCACCCGCTGCGCGAAAACCGGATCCTCACGCCGCCACCGCTCATACGCCGACAACGTGCGACCCGCACGAACCAGCGACGCCTCCACCGTCAACCCATCCGCAATCGACTTCAACACCAGTTGCTTCAACTCGGCAACAGAAACCGACTTCGAACGACCCGACATAAAAAAAACCCCACCCTCCACAAGGCGGCCAAATGAAGGGGACAATAACTAGGCCCGGTATCCACCCGAAACAAGGCAGACTCCACCACGCCGACAGGAAATAGTTAAAACATGTACGTCAATGACGTACACATAAACCCGGACCCCCCCAGGGGGTCCAGAAAGAAAACACGTTCGGGGTTCTCGCTCACTCCGTTCGCTCAAACCCCTCACTTATATAGTGCCTGCTCATCGGCGTGTCACGTGCACCACTGTGACCAACCTCACAAAGAAACACCTTGCAAACATGTACAAACCGTATCCAAACGGACACACCTCGAATATCCCCCCACCACCAAATACACACAGAATTACAGGGAGATTATTTATATATATGTACACACAGTAGTTAAAACCCTGGGGTCAAGCTCGTACACGTGTTCGATGCCGGTGCCGTCCCCCGATGGGGGACTATGGGCGCAATCACACCCCAGGAGGGGGGGGAGGGGGTGGCGACCGACCCCCCGAGGGGGTCGCGTGTGTGTATACATGGGGAGACTCTCCTATTCCGTGTGCGGGGGTGTGGTCGCATGGATTGGGTGGGGTGGTGGTGGGTGCCGACGTTGTCGGTGTGCCGATGTCGCCGACGTTGTCGGCGGTGGTGGTGGTTGCTCGAGCTGGCGCCAGCTTGAAAGCTTGGGCCGGGTGAATTCGGTTGGGTGTATTTGTGTGGGGTGATTGCAATTAGTGACGGGGGTGGTATTGTCATGGGTGTGGGATCCGTTGGGGGTCCTCGAGCTAGGGGGTTCGTTGTGATTATTCGTCAGAGGTTCGGTCCGATTGTGTGGTGCCCGAATTCGGGGCGGGAGACGTTCACACGTGAGGCATACGGTGCGGCGTTCTGCGCCGATTGTGGTGCGACGGATCACGAGGTGGCGTCGTGATGGCGACGCGTGGCGCGATTGTGTGGGAGGGATTGTCGCCGATTGACGGGGCGCCGATTGTGGTGATCGTGACGGGTCTCACGGGTCGGGCATCACATAATCGGAAGACCGGCGATATGGCGCAGACGTGGATTCTTCGGTCCGACGTCGACCCGATTGCGGCGATGAGGGATAACGGGGACCGTGCCATCTGTGGTGATTGCCCGTTGCGGGGGGTCACGGTCGACGGGAAGCGCACGGGGCGCGCGTGCTATGTCAACGTGGGGCAGGCGCCCCTATCGGTGTGGCGTGCCTATGCCCGGGGGTCCTACCCGAGGATGTCACCCGAGGATGTCGCGCCGCTGCTCGAGGGTCGGGCGATCCGTCTCGGGGCGTATGGGGATCCCGGGATGGTGCCCCTGTCGGTGTGGGAGTCGCTCGTATCCCGTGCCCGTGTGTGGACCGGATACACCCACCAGTGGCGCCGGATTGACCGAGCCTATTCGCGTCTGGTGATGGCGTCAGCGGATTCGGTCGCCGATCGTCGGGCCGCACGCGCCCGGGGATATCGGTCCTTTTATGTGGTGCCGATGTCGGCGAACCTAGACCGCTATTCGAGGGTCATGGAATGCGCCAGCACACGGGAGCGAAACCCCCTGTCGTGTGCGGATTGTGGGGCGTGTGCGGGTACACGTAACGGTGCCACGTCGGGCGCGGTTGACGTTGTGATTCGGGCACACGGCACGGGCGCTAAATTCGTGGGGGTTTAGCAACATGTGACCGTGCGGGTCCGGTGATTCCCTGCCTATGGGCAGGGGGTCGCCGAATCGGGACGGTCCCGAGGATCGGTTAGGGGGTTGTGATGGACATCTATTGCGGACGGTGCGGAGAGCCGTGGGATATCGATTCGCTGCACGAGGAGACGTCGTATCGGCGCGAGGACGATCCGTCGGTGAGCTTCGACGTCGTGCGCTCGGAATTCGCACGCCGTGGGTGCCTCGCGATGACGGCGTATCGGGTGGGTGAGACGGATTGTGTGCGGGATACGGGGAACGCTCGAGCGATGGCGTCCGGGGCGCTGATGGATTTGCTCGGTGACGACATCGACGGGGTGGCAAGCCTGCTCGATGATGCGGAATATCTCGGGATGTTCCGATGATCGCCGCGTATGCGTGGGCGTTCACTCTCGGGCTGTTCGTCGTGCCGGCCCTGCTTGTGGGGGGGATGTCGTGGGCGCTCGAGCGCCCCGGGATCACGGATCGGGGCATCACTAGCACCGTGGTCGGGTTCGCCGTGTCGGCGTTGGGTTTCGTGGCGTTGTGGGCGTGGATCCTGCCTACCCCGGGCGAGATTGTGGGGGGTGCGTGATGTGGGTGGACATCGTGAGTGATGGTCGCATGGTGTGCGCGTGGTTCGCCTTGTGTGACCGTCCTGCGGATTGGGTTAGCCGTGGCCCCGTGGGTGATGGGGATCTCGGCATGGTGCCCGTGTGTCAGCGGTGTGCCGACCGTGTGGGGATTCCTGCGGGGGATCGGCACGCATACGTCCTCGAGACGGGGGAGATTTCCTAGGGACGGAGTATCGGGCACGTCTCGGGACGTGCCTGGTGCCCTGCCACTAGGGGCAGGCAATAGGTGAGGGGGTAGTCATGTCGGACGTGGGAGCGTCGTGGGATCCGATCACGGGGACGGTGTCGGTAGATCCCTGCCCGGATTGTGGGGCGGGTAGTGGGGTGCCGTGTGCGTGGGCGTGCTCGAGCAATTGGGATCCCGAGGGGGTGTCGTCGTGACGGGCTCGAGGATTAGTCGGGACGGGACGGTGCTGCACTACGGGTCGCCAGCATCCGACGGTCAGTGTGACTACGAGGGGTGCCGTGGGCACGTCCGCACGGGCCGCTACTGCTGGTCACATGCACGGGGGAGGGGGTGAGCTGATGTCGCGCAGACGTACCCCGAGGCAGGTGCTGGGACCGACTGGTGGGGCGTGGGTTCGGATGGCTCCGGGGTGGTATCGCCACGAGGAGACACGCTACAGGGTGATGAGGGTCGGCAATTTGTGGCACGTGTGGGGTGGAAGGTGGGACGGGGCCGCATTCAGGACATTGTGGGCGGCGCAGACGATGGTGGAGGGGGCCGGCCAGCTCGGGGATTACCGGGTGGGATCGCAGGACTAGCACGATGTCGGAGTGTCGGTATATGTTGCATGCAATATGAGACTAGAATTGTGTGACCGGGCAGCACTAGCACGGTAGTTCTGGCTCCATCATCCCCGGAGGTGCGGGTTTCGTACCCCCTCGAGATCCCCTCCGGGGGTGGTGGTGGCAGCACTAGCACGAGCTGGAAGGAATGCGGATGGTGTTTCAGCGGGTTGTGGCGACGCTCATCGAGCGGCCCCCGGATGGGTTCATGGTGACGTTCACCGATTCTGATGGTGCCCCGGACACGATTGTGTCGTGGTTCGCGCATGACATGGATGGTGCGTTGGATTGGGTGGAGACGGTGGTGCAGCAGTCCACGCTGGTTGTGGCACCACTAGCCCAGGATGGTGCCTACTCGGTGTCGGTACTCGAGGACGAGGCATGACTAGCAGGGGGAAGCCGGCCTTGTTCGGCTGGTGCCTGGATGACTTGCACGAGAAGTGCATTGTGTGGTTGGTGAATTCGGATCGGCGGTGCGCCTGCACCTGCCATGACAACAAGTAGGAGAAGGTAATGGATTCGACATCGATTGAGGAATACCCGCACGTGATGGTCCCGTCGTGGACTCCGGCGGTTCAGCCCGAGGTTGCGCCCGTGGTGGATGAGGCACCAGCCCCTACCCCCGCCACTGGCACCACTAGCAAGGTGGATTCGCGTGCGATTCGTGCCTGGGCGAGGAGCCAGGGCATCGAGGTGGGTGCGCGTGGGCGCATTAAGCCTGAGGTGATTGCAAGGTATGCCGAGGCGATGCAGTAATGCGCTACCCGGAATTCGACGGCACGCAACAGTGCTCGTCCATCGGCACGAACTTGTTCTACCCGGACAACCCGTCGAACGTGACGGTGATGGAGAAGCAGATCATTCACCAGACCTGCTACTCGTGCCGTATCCAGTCGCAGTGCCTGGAATGGGGGCTGCGACATGAGGAGTACGGGTATTGGGGTGGGTTGTCACCGAATCAGCGGCGTGAGCTGCGACGGAAGGTGGGGATCCGGCTCGAGGTGGTGCCGGTGACGGCGTATGTGGGGCTTCAGAACGTGAAGCAGGCGTCGTGATCTGCCCCCATTGCCGAGCAGGTGGTGACCTGAACAGCCTGGGTGACAGGTTTGGTGCTACCCAGGCGCATCTGCGCTGCACGGACCTGAATTGTTCGTGCCAGCACGATGTGGGCGACAGGTGGGTGCGTGTCTAAGCCCGTGAAGGTGGCCTTCAATGAGATCCCTGACGGCCCGGACTATTCGTGGGCTGGTCCGCAGCACACGTGCTTGTGTGGCAACGACACGCTCGCTGTTGCTGCCCGTTTCGATGACAACAGGATCAGCTTCTATTTCTTGGATGCGAGGTGTTTGAGTTGCGGATCCTATTTAACCGTGCCGACCGAAGCAGACGACGAGCCATGCACGGCGTGATCGGCACAGGGGATTCCTCGAATCGCATGTGGTGGAACCTGGGTGCCCGTGCCATGAAGGATCACATGCTGCGGGAGTTCACCTCGTGGGCGATCTCATGCCCGAATAAGGAAACCGCTGACGACCTGTGGGATTTCATCATTAAGGCGAGGGAGGTGAACGTTGATTTCGACACTCACGCCTGAAGAGAAGCAGCTTTTGAACTATCAGGAGGCGGTGATCTATTCGATGATCGCCGACCGTTACGACCGTGAAGACCCGGACGATTTCTAGATTGGAGTGATTGCAATGAGTGTCAAGAGTGACGCGTCCATTGGCGTGTATCTGGATGCGGAGAAGGCGACCGTGCGGGATGTGCGTGACTGGCTAGCCGAGGTGAACCGGCTGAACATCCCTGACAGTGCCCCGCTGGACGAGTGTGTCCTGTCCCTGTACCACCGCAGTCAGGTCCTCGAGTCTGTCCTCACGGAGTCATCTCTTGGTGTGGAGGGTTGGGACATTCTGGTAGGACTACCTAGATGAGCCGACACGATGCTGCCATAGCGGTACTGAAGGAGGAGCTTATCCGGCTTGAGGTGGCTTTCCGTCAGCCGGGAAGTGACATCTTCTATCGAGATGAAGACCTGCTGAACGGGTTTGAGCTTGCCATCTCAACCCTTGAGGCTGTGAATGACTGATTGTTTCTGGTGTGGAGCCCCGCTCACATCGAGCGGGGTTTGCACATCGTGCGCTTCAATCTTCCCAGTCTTCCCAGATATCCATCGGCTGCTGCCTGAAGGCGACAAGGATGGTGCCGACAGTCCAGCCGGCGAGCAACCCAAGCACACCTAAACCAGCCAAGACAGGCACAACCCACCAAGACATGCGATCTCCTAAACCCACGGTGGTTCGCCACCGAGCTTGTCCGACAATTTCCTGAGCGCATTCCTGACACGACGCCGGATCGTGGACTCGTGAGCCTGATAGGTGGCTGCGAGGATCTGCACATCCATCCCGCCATCAGCGAACCGGGCCTGCAATAGTTCCTGATCCTCTTCGGTGAGTGAATCGAGAGCGAACTTCACATCGACCAGCATCGCCAGCCGAGTGTTGCCCTCACCGGGACGTGACTGTGTACGTCCGTCCGTGTCATCCTCGAACGTGTTGAGGATCCAGTTGTCGTAGTCGTACACGTCGGGAAGCAGCTCGTGCAGGATCGCTTCGGAGTAGAACGCGTGGTCTTGCACCTGGGTGCGGGTGAGGATGGCTCGTTCCTTGGTTGCCCAGCGCATGCCGGCCCGGTACAGGGCCGTGCCCAGCTTCCCTGTCCCGACCTTTCCTTCTTCCCGCCAGCGGGACAACTTGTCCGGATGTGCAGCCATCCACAGGTACATCTCGGATCGGATGTCATCGAACTCGAGCAGGAAGCGTTGATTCCTGTGGACTCGTTTCGCTACACCATTGGCGATACGGATTTCCGTATCGGTGACCGTGGCTTCGGCTACCGCCATGAGTACTGCACCCCCTCGAACACGAAAGACTTGTTCATAATGGGGATGGGTTGGGGGATGACGGTCTGACCGTCCACGTACACGACTGCCCAGCCCTGCTGCCAGTTGTGGGTCTTCGTGTACTGCATGCCGGGGGAGCGCATGTCTACGAGGTTCCCGACCTCCATACCCCACAGGGTGCGGGTCTGGACCCCGTTGATAGCAAATGTTATCGGTTGATAGCCCTGGCGGTGAGTGTGCCCGATCACGCAGTTCATGCCTGTGCGCCGAACCAAACCTGCTGAAGTTGAGCCGGCCACCTGCACCACACCAGCCTCGTCACCATGCATGAGCAGGGTGTTCGGAGCCATCTTGAAAGCCTTCTTGTGATACGTGATCCCGAGTTCGGGGAGGCGTAGGAAGTTCTCCAGCTCCAATTCGGGGGCACCGAGCAGGCCCGGAAGCCTGCGCGTGATCGAGATCCACAACCGATCGCAATGGTTCGATCTCGAGATGTGCTGCACCTGAAGATCCTTGAGGATCTGATGCGTGAGGTCCCGATCCTTTCCGATGCTGCGTTCCCACTCCAACTCCGTGCCTTGCGCGTACTTGCTGATGGTCTGAAAATCCATCTCGTCACCGACGCTGACGACCATGTCGTCCTTGGTCTTGGTGTCCTCAATGCATTGGGCCACGGCATCGACCGCTTTACGGTCGCAGTACGGTACTTGCAAATCACTAATCACGTAGATTCGGCGCATAGTTTCGTGTCTCCAATTAGTTACGTGTCGCGCTCTGTCGCTACTGGCACGGTCAGTGCCGCCACTCCATGATGGAAGAAAACTGCATACGCGCCCTCTCCGTCTGAGAGGTACACGAACCCGTGCTGCTCGAGTCGTTTCGCAATCTCAACGATGGACACCTGCGCCATCTTGATCACATGCCCACTGACCAGATGCACGTTGACGATGGGATCCACCATCTCCGACACGTCAGGGAAGTCCGAGCTATCCATCAATGCACGCATCCAGGCACAGCAGGTAGCCAATTGCGTCGGTAAGATTGTCGGCCTTGTGGGCGTGGATCTCTCGAGCGATCTTGATTTGCACGGAACACAACGCCACCTGCTGCGGGGTCACCCGAACACCCAGGATGGGGGACCACAGGTCCGCGATCCGTTGAAAGTTCACGGACGGATGGTCATAGGCGGCTTGCCTGTCACCCGTGACCAGGCGCACAGCCTCGGTCGCCAGCTCAGCATTAATGGGCTTCATCGTTTCGGTGGTGGCACGAACACGGTGACCAGATACCTGGCCTTGTCCACCTTCACAACACTCAAACCCATCTCTTGCAATTGCCTGAGTAGCAGTTCCCAGTCCTGAGGGAGCATTCACACCATCACCATTTCGATCACGGCCTGACGGCCTGCCGACACATACACGTCATTCACGTCCATACCTGGGGGCATCGACACCGCCACAGCCGTATCGACCTCTTTGCACACGGTCTTCCCGAATTGGCGACCAGCCTCATCCCCGTCGCACATGACAATGACCCGGTTGTAGTCAGCCATCAGCAACTTGAAATGGTTCGCCCAATTGTTCGCACCGGGCACACCGACGGTAGGCAGTCCGCACATGGCTGAAGCGGTGATGCAGTCAGCCTCACCCTCCGTCACGTACAGGGTTGGGGACTCGATGAGGAGATCCTTCACGTTGAAGAGCTTCGTCTTCGCGCCTGGACGTGACAGGTACTTCGGGCCGTCCGGGGTGAGAGATCGGTAGCGGATGTCCACGACACCAGCGGGTGTCAGGTAGGGGATGGCGAGCCTGCCGGTGTAGTCGCTGTCGCCAGCATGTTCACCGCTCACGTAGCCGAGCCGGAACGTAGTCGCCGCCTCGTGACTGAAACCTCTTGCCTTCAGATATGGGGCGACCTGCTCCAGATCCTGTTGATACCGGGTGACTGTCTCCTCCAGTAATCTCCTCGCAGCGTCGGTAAGCTTCACGCCACCCACACCCCTCGTACTCTTTTACAACAGCAACCAGATCCCCTTTGAAACCGCAACTGAAACACGTGATACCCCCGGTGTCGTTGGACACGCGACACGATGGCGTCTTGTCCGGGTGAAAGCCACACCGCACTGTTTGCCATCCGCGTTTCGGTGTCGGTAACTGCCATCCGTACTTCGTTAACACCGCCCATAGGTCACCGCTTCTGTATGAATAGGAGGAGTTCTGCAAAGTCTTCAGCCTCAATCACGATGTAGGACTTGGATATGGGGTGGTTGCGCCGCTTGATGGCGGCGGCACCGATGACGAGGGATGCTGGCTTGGGGTCGTGTACGTGTCTTGCTTCCCAACGCAATGCTTCTTCGGTTGCTTCCCGCATGTACCCGCTGAGGTCAATGCTCTTTTCGTTCTTCGCTTCGATCACGACTGCTAGGTCGTGGACACGGATGACCTCGTCCCCTTCGTCGTCCTTGCCACGTCGTACTAGGCGCATGATCTGGAGGAACTTGGATCGGAAGAAGTTTTCTAGGTCGATCTCGAACCCTGCACCTTTGCGCTTGTTCGCTCGAGCCTTAGCGGAGGCATCACTCATCGTTAGCCTCACGCAAACCTGACCCGCAGCACCAGCAGAAGATTCTGTCGATGCCGTCCCTCGTAATGGTCACCCTCGCCGGGTGGTCACACCTCGTCATCGTGTCTCCAAGTCAGCGATATGCATGCGTGCCGGCTCATACACAAGCCACGACACCACACCACCGGAAGGATCAGCCGGGCCGTAACGGTTCTTCACCGCACACACCCCGAGAAACCCAGGGTTCGAGTTCGTCACGGTCAGGATGCAGGCCGGCGTCTGAGCGAGCTTCCCCATGATCGCTGATCGTGGCGGGGCAGGGTTACCGGGAACACCCTCACTTGTGTGATGCAACGTTAGGAATGCAGCGGATGTCTCCCGACTCCACCATTTGAATTCCCTGAGCAGGGACCGCAGGGATTCCCAAGCGTCACCATCCGAATGCGTGCAGTCGATCAGGTTGTCGATGACCACGAGTTCGGGGTACTGCCCGTACAGTTCCACGAACGCATCAATCTCCAGCTCAATGTCAGACAACGATGGTGCAGACTCGAAGCACCAGCGGATGTGCTTCGCCTGAGCGAGTACTTCGCCTGCCCACTCAGAGTCAGCCATCATGGGTTCCACCTGGGACTGGTCAACGTCGGTGATCATGGATGCAAGGCGCAGCGCCATTGTGTGTTCGTGCGTGTCCGCGCTGAAGTACAAGCACGGGCGTCCAGCCTTCAATGCCCAATGCAGCGCCAGCGTGGACTTGCCTGCACCGGGGGGACCACTGAGCATCGTGATTTCTCCGCGACGCAGGTGGATTTGGCGTGCAGCCAAGGACTGGTACACGTTCGGCAGCGTCGCTGCGATCTTGTTACCAGCCTTGACGGCACGATGAAGGCTCCGCATGAACTACAGGCGCACAGTCTTCTGGCACTGCTGCTGCTTCGACGGTGCCGAGCAGACATAGAAGGCTTTATAGGGGCTGCCCGTCTTCTTCGAGATACCTGCCGGCACCAGCTTCATCGGCTGACCGTGATCACACATCGGTGCAGGACCGGACGGTTCCGGTGCGGCAGGAGCAGCACCCCACGGATCCGATGCGGGAGCCGACGCCTGAGCAGGCGCCCACGGGTTATCGGCAGGAGCGGCACCCGGTGCAGGCGAAGGGGCCGCAGCCACGAGGGTGGCGGCATTGGATGCGCCCACGCTGAGAGTGACTGACTCGATGAGGGTCTGCATGCCCTCAGCCAGTTCAGCCCAATGCATCTGGAACTCCGAAGCGGACCCGCCACGGACAGTGATCTGCACGTCGTGACCCGCGATGGGCAGGCGCACGTTCGCGCTGAAAGCGGACTCAGTTGACACTATTCCTCCAGTCAGATGTTGCAATCAATCGTTTAAAAAAGGGAGCTTGTAGGGGGGCTTGCCGCCCACGGCGTAGCACGACGGTGCCACCGTGCATGTCTGGCACATGGACGTGACGTGGGGGAGGAACCGCTCGGAGCGGATGGAATCCTCGAAGGTGGACAGCCAGTAGGACAGAAGTTCGTCGGTGTAATGGGCGAGGGACACCAAGCCACCTACGTCGCCTTTGCGTGCCATGTAGTAGGCACCGAGGGTGGGGTTGTATCCGAGTCGCTGCCGGATTCCTCCCGCGTACACACCGAGCTGCGTACTAGCCGCAGGCTCACGTGACCCCGTCTTCAGATCGACCACGATGAGTTCACCGTGCTGGTTGACGAAGACCCGGTCGATGTAGCCGACGCACAGCACGTTGGGGGAGGCGTCGTCGGAGGCAACCATGTTGGGCAGCACCAGGGTGAAGTCGTACTCCACCATCGGGTGACCATCGACCTCGAAGATTTCCCACCCTGAGGTGCCCCGCCACTTCACGTAGTCGGCGAGCATGTTCGGGCCGTTCACATTCCACCACGTGCCGTCTTCCTTATTGGGGAACTGTTTGGTGGCGCGGCCACCGGCACGCAGCGACTTCGACGGATCCACCTGTGCCATCTCCTGATCCCACGCATCCCGCCACAACGTGGCAAGCGTGGCAGTAGATCCCTTGTCGAACCATTCGGCAGCAAGATGGAATGCCTTCCCGCCGATGTTCCAGTACGCCTCCTCCTGAGGCACCCGGTAGACACGGGTTAGACGGAACTTCTCCCCGCACTGCTGGAATGTGTCCAGGCTCGAGTAGGACACCGAGTTGCGTCCGGTGAGTTCTTCCACGGTGGGGCGGGTCATGGCTTCACCCACCAGAACAGGTGCCCGGTGGACAGCATGCCCATGTCCTGATCGACCACCTCGTGGTCTTGCAGGCCCAGCTCGTACACGACCCGCTGCCAGTCTGTGTCGGACCAGCCGGGTTGAGCGACGATCATCAGACCGTCTGCGACAGTGACCGACTTCACGGTATCGGTCAGACCCTGGTCAATCTTTTGCATGCCGTTCAAGTTAGCCCCCCGATCTGACAGTCGCAAGGTGTGACACGGCGTGTCGTGTCTGAAACTACAATGGTGTAAGACGGCGTGTCGCCTTGCGAAGTTGGATGTATGACAACACAATCACAGGGCGCCGGGGCGCCCCCATAGTCTTTAAGTACTTACTGTTCTTGATGTAGTTACTACATGAAGTCTCTGACGTAGAACTTCCTATTGGAAGATGCCGCAGAGAGAGAGAGAGAGAGAGAGAGAGAGAGAGAGAGAGAGAGAGAGAGAGAGACAAATCGCCTACCCGCTGTATTTCGAAAGACCCGGACGGATCGGTGTTCCCTCGGGGAAATCCCCCGCTTGGTCGGCCTTCACGTAGAAGAACCCAGGAATTGAGGTCGGGTCGTACGCGACCACGACCTGTTCCTCCTCGATCATCGCAAGCCATGACTCGAACCTAGCCTGTTCGTCCTCAGGCAGGCTACCCCCTTGGCGAATTCTCCCTAGGTCCCTCAGCATCCGTGCGGGGTAGGCCGCAGCGTGCTGCGGCTTCACCCGCCAGGGGATCTCCCGGTCATATCGGGCCTGCTTCTTCGTCAGGCCGGCACGATGCATCGCAGCCGCCACCGTGGATCGAGCAACTTTCTGCCCGGTCGTCTCATAGACTCGCTGCGTGACCTGTTCGTGCGTCAGACCTTCGTCCTGTACCCAACGCCGCAGAGTGGCGTTGTCGGGCAGGATCCGTGGAGCTGGCATTCGACCCTCCAAAAGGGGATTTTCTTCCCAAATGGAACATACCACACATGTTGCAAACATATGTCTAACGGTCCCGTTGTGGCGTTACAGAAGTCATTCCACGTATTACAGGCAGCGTTTCGCCACGTCGTGTCCGAGGGGGGACTTGAACCCAACTCATATGTTGCAAACCTCAGGTCATACGCCCTATAGTCTGTCACAAGTTGTGTTCAGACAAGTCACTAGACGGAGGGTTTCCCAATGAATATGCGGATTTCTGAGGCTACGCAGGGCTACATCGATCACTGCCGAATGCGTAAGCAGGCATATAACACGATTCGCACGAAGCAGACCGTGCTGGGTTTCGCCCTCGATGCGTGGGGCAACATTCAGGTGCGGAACATTCAGGCCCGACACATTGATGTGTTCTTCTCCACGCGTCCCGACTGGGCACCGAACACGACGAACAATTACGCCCAGGTGCTGCGTGGCTTTTTCAAATGGTGCCGGCTGAATCGGCATCTGCCTCGTGACGAGGATCCGATGGAGATTTGGAGCAATGTTCCTGACGATGGCAGGGAACGGTTCTATGTACCGGGTGACAGGTTCGGTGACCTGCTGGATGCTGCTGACCATCCGTTGGATCGCTGGGTGATAGCTCTTGGTCTGTTCACGTTGATGCGTGGCTCAGAGATCCGGTCGTTGCGGGTGGATGCGCTCGAGGGCAGGGGCACGGACCACCCGATGCTGAGGATTTTCCGGCATAAGACTCGGGATCACGATGTGATGCCTGTGCCGTTGGAGCTGGTGGAGGAGTCGGATCGGTGGTTTCACTGGCTGCGCCAGGACAAGGGGATTGAGCAGCCGTCTTGGTATCTCGTGCCGCAGCGGCTGCACCGTGCCCACGTGTGGAACGAGGAGAAGGGCCGCTACCTGTTCGCTTCCGGTAATCACGGGGTGGATCCGGCGAAGCCGTTCAGGAACAATTACCTTCCGGTGCAGCGTGCCGTGGCACGCCTGGGAATGGATGGGACGCGGGTCGGTGTCCATACTTTGAGGGCTAGTGCCGCTAGGCATTTGTTCACGGAGTTGTCGAACATGGGCTACGACGGTGCCCTGAGGCGTGTCTCGAGCCTGCTGGGGCACAAGAACACGACGACCACGGAACGGTATCTGGGGCTGTCGCTGGAGCGGTCTAGCCGGAATCAGCAGTTCTCGGGGAACAGGATGTTTCCGTCGATGGCGCAGCCTGCGGGGGAAGTTGTCATGTTGCCTTCGGCGGTTAATAATGCGTGACATGAAACGCACCCAGGTTGTGCATGAGTGTGACGTGTGTGGGGATGGGGCCACGACGGTGACGGTGGCGTTCGCGGGGGAGTACCCGTGGTCGGTGGATTTGTGTGAGGAGCATGCAGCTCCGATCCGGTCGCTCGAGTCTCGGGGTGTGAAGTCGTCGGCCCCTCGGAAACCTGCAATTCGCCCTAAGAAAACAAAAAAAGAGGGCCGTCCGAAGACGACCCACAAAATTTCGTTGACGTGACCCCAGGTGGGCACCCCGTAGGGTGCCTCTTCCTGGCGATCTGAGCCATTCTGAGGGGTTCAAGGTATGACCTTAGGGTTATTACTAGGGTACGGTACTCAAACCCCCCAGAATGGCTCTATTTAATTGTGTCAGATATTGCTATGGAAGTAGGCGAGACAACCGGGCTTTGATTCCAGTTTGATTCTCGCCCATGAGGCGAGCCAACCGACGACGCTCACGCTTCAAATTCAACTGGTCCGGGTCATTCTTCCTGCCATAAGTAGGCAGACGAGGAACCCCATCCACCCCACCATCCGTCCACGTCTTATGGAACAGCAGATTCTTAGCCGGCAACCCGTAATGCGCCATCAAGGCAGCAGTCCCCACCCGCAGCGACTCGAGCTGCTCAGGGATCCACGGCTCACCATACGTGTGATCCGTCTCGATCCCGATGGCGTGCCAGTTCATCTGATCCTTGGCAACACCCCAACCAGGGCCACCCGTACCCGCATGCCAACTCACCCCAGCGCAATACACATGCCACACACCCTTGGTGTCCACCCACATGTTCGCCGCAGGACCGTTCGCAACCATCCACTCCAACGCACCAGGCGACGGCCCCTCAGGGCTGGCGTCGTGATGCCAGAGAACAAACCGAAGATCAGGGTAGCCACCACCCGAAGCTGACCGTGACTTCCACGGACCAACCTCCTTGACCTTCACGCCGGCCTTACGTAGAACCTTCGCCGCGTCAGTCAGCCACACGTTGCTCACAGATCATCCTCATCCGGCAGGACAACAGCCTCATCCACCAGAGACGGGCCAAGGAACGGACCCACAGAGTAGGAAGCAATAGAGGTCAGGACAGACACGACAGCGGCAGTCGCTGCCACAGCCAGACCCTGCTGCCAGTCAATCGTCAGTACCGTGACACCGGCAACGAACAGGGCCACGAGAGCCTGAGCGAACGTCTTGACGGCACGCTCCCCAGCAGCGATCCAGAAACCACGATCATTCAGCAAGATGCTCAATCTCCTCATCAATCCTTACGATCTCCCGCTCAATGCGAGAGATCCGCGTAGCCATGTCATCCACCTTCGTATGCAAGTCACCCAAAGACTTGCCACCGTTCTTGGGCATGCGAGCTTCGATATACCTTTCGAGAGGTTTAACGATGAGGAACTTGCCTAAAGCAATCAGCGCACCAATAACGGCAGTCAGGAACGCCAGCACGATCGCTGCGTCCTGCACGATTTGAATCCAGTCAGGTGTGTCGTAACTCATTACAACTCCCGACAGGTGACCACGAGGACACCGCCAA